GCAGGGGTGTAATCAAGTACACCAGCCATGGTCAGTGCGGAAGCAACATCTGCGGAACACAGAATCATGTTGCCCTTTCCTCTACGAGTCTCTTGTGCGATTGCGTTCGCATCACGCTCGATTTGGAAGATAAGACCCTTGAACTTCTCAACACTCCAACGTCCGTTAGAATCAACGTCGAGGTCGAAAGTACCTGCGGTAGCAACGTTTGCTTGTGCACCAGGTCTAGCAACCTTGTAGATGGTTCTGATGACTTCACGGTTGATCTCAGCAAGAATCTCTGTGGAGAGAATATTTGCGAGTTCAGCCTCGGCATTCAGACCATGGATTGCTTTCAGGTCTTGTGCGAGTTCTAAGGAATACTCTGCTTTCAGTGCTCTTGACTTCGCAGTAACGGTGACTTTCTCAATCGAGAATGCCATTTCGTTGAAGCTTGAACTATTTCCAAGATCTTCAGCGAATGCAGTATCCATACCCTGACCGACGTTATAACCGTCAGAAGTTTGGGTAGTAGGATTAAGTAAAGCAGGATTGGAACCTCTTTGAGTACCGGTTCCTAAACCAACAGAAGAACCTTCGGATCCAGCAACATAGGAACTGGAAGTAGCAATACCACTATTAGAGAATGCGGTGTTTGCTTCGTCAAACAGTGCCTCAGTTCCACCTTGAGTGTTGAAGCGGGAACGCATTGCGAAGATGAGTCCGGTAGGACCGTTCATTGGTTGAACACCTGCCAGGTCATATGCGACCAGGTTAGGCATTGCACGTCTGATCAGAGAGATCAGAACGGGATCGAAGTTATCGATAGAACTTCCGGTGGAGTTCGTTGGACCTTCAGAAAGGAATTCCTTTTCCTCTCTGATCATTTTTTCTTGGTTCTCCAGAAGAACTGCGGTGACCATTCTCTTATGAGCATCATCGATGCTACCGAGACCCTCATGATTGAGGATAGGTGCCCACTTCTCCTGAAGGTGTTCAGCATTGAAACCTTGCATTTGAATTTACCTTGTTAAAAATTTTTAGTTTGATTTATAATTAAAAAATCACTTTTTAGAAACTCTAGTCAGAGTGTCGAGATACGATTCCATTAAACCAGTAACTGGTTGTGTAGATACTTCCGAACCTTCGGAAATATTCTCTGACTCATCTCTTTGAGCACCGGCATTATCTGGGAAATAAGAATTTCTCAGGGTAACCAGTTTCTCACGATATGTATCTTCACTATCAAACTCAACATTTTCGGCAAGAGAAGCGAGTTTATCCTTCTGGGAAAGTGCGAGACCTTCACAGACATCGGAGAAGATTACATCAGCAACCGACTCAGCTAATCTTTGATTGAGAGCAATATTTGACTTAATTTGCTCGTTGAGTTTATCTTCCATCTCATCTAGTTTTTCCACCATTGCGGCGGTTACATCATATTTTTCTTCAGGGATAGTTACATAATGTTCTTCAAAAAGACTCTTCATTCCGGTGAGGAACGATTCGGTCATTTCTGCCTTGAGTCCTTGCTCGATTGCGAGTTGATTTTCGGTCATCCACTCTTCGGCAACATACTCAAGATATGCATCAACTCTAGTAGTAAGTTCTTCCTTAATAACGGAAACTTCTTCCTCTAAAGTTGCTTCATATTGTGCTTTCAGTTCTTCTTGAACTGTAGCAACTTTTGCCTTGATAGCAGTTTCAAAAATGGTACGTGCTTTTTCTTGGAAGTCTTCGGAAAGTTCTTCACCAGCAAGCAGTGCTTCAACATCTTCTTCGACGTTGTATTCTGCTTCAGGTGCTTCCTCTTCTTCTGCAACTACTTCGGTTGCTTCATCTTCAGAAGTTTCTTCTTCAGAAACTACATCTTCTGCAGATGCAGTGGTCTCTTCCTCTTCGACTACTTCACCTTCAACCTCTTCCTCTTCCTTCATACCCTTAGGCATAGGTTCGGCAGGTTTAGCAGCCCTATTCACAATGTCCTTGACAGTTGCGATTTTGGGTTCTGCGATTTTGGCAGAATTGTCATCTACCTTATAGTTTTCTGGGGTTGGGCCACCGAGATCTTCGTAACTGCCAGTTTGACCAGGGGTCGAAACACCAGAAGCATTGCTTCCAGCTTTTGGCATTGCCTCAGATGCAGCAGCTCCTTTCGTTACTACGTTTTCCATTTCTTGTAAATTGCTACCAACGGACATTTGATTATTAGATTTTGTATTAATCTATATTTATTTATAAATTAAAGATTTGATAAGAAATCATTGAATAAGCTTAGTTTATGCTCTTCAAGGGTTTTTTGGTCAACCAGAGTATTAATTCTTCTCTGTGTCTTTTCTGCGAGTTGTTCACGAAGAATTCCTCCTTCCCAAACCCACTCCTTTCCTTCCATAATTCCTGATACAAAAGCATCGGGAGCAGAAGGATCGGCAACGATATCAGCAGCAGTTGCTAACATGAAATCTTCACCGACAACTTTTACACCACTACGGTCTTCTTTTAGAGAACCAATACCACGAGAAGAAACTCCAAGCATCACACCCTCGTCAAGAAGTGAAGATGCAATCTTACCCATAGGGGTATTAAGAATTTGTGCCTTACCTCTAAAATTATTTCCCTCTTGAGTGAGAGATGTAATTTTATGAGAAACACGATCAAGGTTTACGGTAGGTCCATCAGGATGACCGAGTTCTCCGAGAGCACGACCCTTTTGAACAAAGGTTTCATTGTATCTACCAACTTCCTTGGAAAGAGTTTCCATAGGATACATTCTTCCATTGCGATTTTTTAAATTGCCCTGGAGAAATACACCCTCAATGTAGAGTTTCTTTCCGGAACCTTTGCCTTCGGCAATGATTTTTACGTTTGAAATTTCTTCGGTGATAAGTTTCATTTTTTTATGCGGTAAATCCTACTTTTGCACCCAATACACCAGCGTTTGCGGCAAACACACACTGAGTGGGATTTTTCTCAAGATATTCAACTGCACCTGTTGGTAGAGTAAAAGAACCGACAACAGATCCACTCTGAGTTTCTACAACAGTGACAAGATGATTACCACTATGGGTATTGACCAATCTGACTACAGTTGCTTCTGAAAAACTAGTAGCAGCTCCAGTTGTTGTTGGACAAGCTGCTTCTGCTCCTTTACATAAAGTCCTTGCCATTATTCTTGATCCTCTTGAGTTTCTGGTTCATCAAACATGGATGTACCTACCGTTGGTCTAATGCCATCAATACGTTCTGCTGCTTTTGCATACAATACGTCCTTAATTTTGTCACTAATATCGGAAGCCGATTCATCAGCACCAATCAAATTTACAATTTCTTCCATGAAAGTTTATAATAACTATATTTTCTATTTATATCTCAGCAGCTTTGCCGTCTGCCTCAGTATATCCATCTGCATTATCATCAGGATTTTCATCAGTGGGAATATCACCCATCATTCCTTGCTCACCTTCTTGTGGTAGTGGTTCTCCTGTAATAGGATCTACGGCACTTGGATCTGGAATAACTCCATCTCTAATTTCCTGTTCAATTTGCTCATCCATTTCAATCTGCTCAGAATCAGTTTGACGAAGAACCTTACTACGAACCCATTGAGTTGAATAATACTTTCCAATATAAGGTTCTATTGTTGCGAGAACACCAAGTCTCTCATTCAACATTTCAGTTTCTTTAAGTTCTGAGAACTGATTATCATACAGGAAGTCATATTGAATATGATCAGAAATTTTATCCCAATCTTCAGGTGATACAATATTCTTAAGAATCAATTGAGTCTTTAGCATATCATTGAACATCTGAGCAAATCTCTTTCTCAGACGACCAACAAACTTGGCAAATTTAAGTTCATCTCTCAGAATCTCAGAAGAACGACCAAGATTAAAACCACCATCGGCAGCAATTCTAGATTCGGGAACTCCAAGTGCTCTATAAAGTTTCTTTTGGAAATACTCAATATCAGCAAGTTCTCCTAAGTTTTGTCCACCTGGAAGTGTTGTGATTTCAGTTCCTCTACCACCTTCTCTACGAGGCAACCAAAAATCTTCCATCATACTCATAAATTTCTTATCATCACGAATTTCTCCAGTATTCGCATCATAAACTTGTTTGTTACGATAACGCATCATAACATCACGGAGATATTGTTCCGCCTTTACCTTAGGAAGATTACCAACATCAATATAAAAAATACGACGTTCTGGTGCTCTTGATAATCTGTAAATTACTAGAGAATCCTCAATCATTCTAAGTTGATTGAGTGCCTTGATTGCTTTATGAAGATATGAAAGAACTGTTCCTTTATTTCTATCTACAAGACCTGAAGTACAGTAGGTAATTGCATCTTTCGCAATCTTAGTTCCTTTACCACCACTACCACTTGATAAGTTATTAGTTGGATATTGTGGTTTTGGTGTATAAACAAAATACTCTTCAATCTCTGGAGCAATTCCATTTTTGGATTCATTACGACCCGGAATATTTGGTCCAATAGCATTTTTATCTTTCTTCTTTTCCTGTCTCACAAACCTCATTTTCATGGGGTCAATATATCTCAGTTCCTTAATACCTTCCTGAGGTTTTTTGAGATCAATTACCTTATGATAATAAAGTCTTCCGTCAACATACCAATTTCTAAAAATTTCGTGAGATTTCTTATCAAAATCTAAAATTTCTTTGATATATTTAAATTCTTGTCTGATTGCTTTTTTTAATTTATCAGTTGCATTGAGATTTGAAAGTTCAATCTCAATTGGAGAATCGTAAAGATCACTGACGATTGCTTCATTTACAACGTCTTCTATTGCCCCATCCGCTTCAGGATGAAGTGACATTTCTCTATATCTTCTGATTAAGTCAAATTCTGTTCTATATTGACCTTCAATATCTACATACGAACCATAAAATCCACTACTAATATAGTTATCAACCCCGTCCTCGTTATTTTCGGGGACGGGGGAAACTATAGTCTTGGATTTTTTCTCGTTATC